ATTACTGTAACTTCTACACCTGGTGATACTAATGCCATGGTTATTTCTCCTTTGAGCGGTAAGTTCCGTTACAAGTATTTAGCGTGTATTACGTAAAATACCCATGTAATCGCAGGAGAAAAGGCCTCAAAAAGGTGCTAAATATAAAACTATGCGACCTTTATGTAAAATATGCCGGAGAAGGCCTTGTGCGTTGAATTATTACAAAGACAAGAGGCCGTTTTATAGATCTAAGTGCGGTCCTTGCGCTAGAGACAATATCAAGGGCAGGGCACCACGGTGGTTTTACAGGGGATATAAAAAGAAAGATTTTTGCGAGAAGTGTGGATTCAAGAGCCGTTACTCAGAGCAGTTTGACGTGTACCATCAGGACGGCAACTTAGATAACTGCCGTCCAAATAACCTGAAAACTATCTGCGCTAACTGCCAGCGTATTCTACAGAAGACTGATTCTAAGTGGCGACAGGGCGATTTAACGCCCGATCATTGACGGTTTGTGATTACGTCTATTGCGTGGTAGCCCAAGTCCTTGACTAACAGATAATCTATTAATTCTCTAGTATTCTGTAGAGTCTCTTTTAATGGTCCGTTGTTGTCAATCACAAAGTCAGCCATCCAAGGCTCAAGAGTCATACTCGACTTGTCTTCAGGCGGTAAGTGGTCTGATCTATCAACCCAAATCACGTAATCAAACACGCCTTGATTTTTCATAGCATGGAATTCACGCTTGTGACGTAATCCGCAGTAGATATCGTGTTCTACGTAGATTTCTTTCCCGAATCTAGCAGCATCGTCTTTGCAGTAGTCAGAAATCATATCGTACCACATGTCGCGAAACTCGAATCTATCAGCGTGGCATGCTTCTACCGTTTTATATCCGAAATCTTTTTTTGTTTTTTCGAAAATAAACTGTTGTGCTGCGAAGTACGAACTGCTAACAAACACAAAGCCGTATTTGTCTCTCAAGAATTCACAGACAGTATCCTTGCCGTGACGGGCGTGTCCAATGACCATTAGTTTAGGGCGATGTATCAATTTATTGTTCTCCTATTTTCTTACAGTATACAGCAAGACACAGGAGATGTCAACCAATTTAACCTATAACGAAGCTATACCCCTGGCCGCCGCCAACTTGCTGGATTACTTCAATATCAAGTTTTTCCATTTCAGCTTGTGCTTCTGCTTTTAGTGTGTCGCCGTTTAGCGAGGTGCCGCCTTGCGGTCCAGCGATAGTTGCAAACTTGCTTCTTGCTTCACCTAACATATACTTGCATTGTGCAAGTGTGTAGTCTTTGAGCCATTGTTTTGCAAGGTAATCGTCTAATAACTGGTTGTCTGGACGGTAGTTGTACGCTTCAATGAGAACCTCTTCAGTGCTGTTTCTTGGACGTTGCAGCAAGGTTAGTTTCTTAGTTGTAGTATTCCACTTGAACTCGATAAACGACCCAAACATTCTACCTAATAATTCTTGGTGTTGCGCGAAGAAGTCGTAAGTAGCCAACCCACCCATTCTGCTACTGCCACTTAACAAGTAGGTATTGGTGTATGCAAGGTTAAAAGGCTCAAACAGTGTTCCGTTGCCACCGTTGCCGCCTCGTGACCCGACACTCCTACGAAATAACTTGCGTACTTCAATTACCTCGTTTGGTAGTATATATTCGTTTTGATCTTTGACTAAAGGAAGGAACAGATACGACTCCTCTACACTGTTGTCAGACCGTTGTCTAAAACGTGTAAGTGCCTTTTGAAGTGCTGTTTCGTAATGGATTGGGTCGAGTTCAACGTCTACCATTCCGCCTCCTAAAAAGGTCTTTACGTAGTCGTAAACCTCTTGTTTTTGTGTTGCTAAATCGTCGTTAAGTGTATCAGTCATTGAAGTTCTCCTATTGTATTTATCAATCAACTAAATACGTAATAACTAAGGAGAAGTAAAATTCCAAGACTAAGCATCTACAAACCGACTCGCGGTGACGACTACTATTTCTTAGACAGAACGATCCTAGAACAATTTACTGTAGGCGGTACTGCTGTGCACGTTCACAAATATATAGGAACAGACGACGGTGATGTAGTTAAAGACAACACACAAATTCAAGACGTTTTATTTCTTGAAAATAGAGACAGGAAGTACGATCCAGACATTTATCGAATTCGGGGAATATACAATGTTCAAGATATAGACTTTGACTTGTCGCAGTTTGGTTTATTCCTTAGCAACGATACAATTTTTTTAACTGTACATATAAACAGTTCTGTTAAAACTATTGGGCGTAAAATAATGAGTGGTGACGTAATCGAACTTCCGCACCTTGAAGATGAATATGCAGCAAACGACTTTCAAAGTGCGTTGAAACGCTTTTATGTAGTTGAGGATGTTAACAGAGCAAGTGAGGGGTTCTCACCTACGTGGTACCCTCACTTGTACAGACTCAAACTCAAGCAGTTAACAGATACACAAGAGTTTAGTGATATCTTAGAGCGTCCTGAGAACGACGACTTGTTCGAAGGCGAGTACGACCCTAATAAAACATACCAAGTAGGACAAGTTGTGCGTTACCAAGGCAACCTCTACGAGGTAACTACAGAAACCACAGGCAATTTGCCAACAGACACAAACTTCTGGCAGTCTTATGGGGACAATACATTGCGTGACTTATTAAGTACATACGAGCGCGAGATGCAAATTAATAACGCTGTAGTTAATGAAGCAGAGGCTGCTGCTCCTAAGAGCGGTTACAACGTTACACACTACTACACAGTGGCGCTAAATGATGACGGGAGTGTCGAGCTACAGACTGTAGACGAGACCGAGTTGGACGCTAGTATTGTAAATGCTACAACAGACGGTGTTTACGGCAAGCCAGACAGACTAGGATACGAAGGGTACTTGATTACAGAAGACTCAGCACCTAACGGCGAGGTTTTTGGTGTGGGCTCAGAGTTCCCGGAAGAAAACCTCGCCGGTGATTATTTTTTACGTACAGACTTTATACCAAACAGGATGTTTCAGTTTAACGGAGAAAGATGGAAGAAGATATACGACGACGTTAGGATGACGATGACAAACGGCCCAGATCGCTTAACTCAGCAAGGTACTTTCATCAACAACAACAACACAACAACAGTAGCTGGCGAGACGTTCCCAGAGAAGCAGAGCTTGTCTAAGGCACTGAAGCCAAAGGCAGATAATTAATGCATGTTTACAAATGGACTCATCGAGAAAGCGGAAAGATCTATATCGGACAATCTATTCAAGATCCCAATCGACGTAGGCTTGAGCATATTTCCGGGTCTCGGTACAGTAAGAAAACATACCATTTTCACAATGCTATTAAAAAATACGGTGCAGAAGCATTTGATTGGGAAGTTATAGCCTACGCCGATAGCCTCGAGCAATTAAATGAATTAGAAGAAAAATATATTGAAAAATACGACTGTATTAAAAATGGATACAATATACGACAAGGTGGTTCAAATAAGCTACACTCGGAAGAAAGCAAGGTACGTATGTGCGAAGCACAGCGGCGAGCACACGCAAGACGCAGGGCAGCCGGAACCGAAGGCGGCTGGAAAAGAAAAGACGGTGGTCCAATGAAAGGCAAGAAATGTTCCGAAGATCATAAACAAAAGATAGGTGCTGCAAACAAGACCCGATATACAGGCAAAACCTGGAAGGTTATTAACGGCAAAAGAGTCTGGATGGAGAAAGAATAGTGAACTGGTTTTACGATGGGCAGATACGAAGATATATTACTCAGGTTATTAGATTACTGAGTAATTTTGCATACGAAGACAGTCAAGGAAACCAAAGGACCGTGCCTGTGATGTACGGCGACTTAACGCGTCAAGTTGCACACATTATAAAAGATAACTCAGAGAATAAAATTCCAAGTGCGCCAAGAATGGCTGTCTATGTTACAGGTTTGGAGATGGACCGCAGTCGTACCGCTGACTCTACTCTAGTTAGTAAAAAGCACGTTCGTGAAAGAGTCTACGATGCAGACAATAACGAGTACTTAAATACTCAAGGACAGAACTACACAGTTGAAAGGCTAATGCCTAGTCCTTATACCTTAAAGGTAACTGCTGACATCTGGACTTCTAACACTAATCAGAAGTTGCAAATCCTGGAACAAATACTTGCGCTGTTTAACCCTAGTTTTGAGATTCAGACCACAGACAACTACCTTGATTGGACTAGCCTAAGTGTGGTAGAACTCGAAGGGATTGTGTTTAGTTCGAAGTCGATTCCTGTTGGTGTCGATAGTGAGATAGACGTTGCTCAACTTACTTTTAGTACTCCTATATACATCTCGTCACCAGTGAAGGTTAAAAAATTAGGAGTTGTGCAAAAGATTATCACAAGCATATTTGACGAGGAAAACGGCAGTATCGAGTTAGGACTCAGTGGACCACAGTTGCTAAAGTGGACGGATGAGTCAGTGCCAGTAGAAAAAACAGGAACACTTCAAGATAACCAGGACGGCACCGAAACCACAACAAACACAGACATTACTAAGAACAACAGAACTGTTACAACTACTACATACCAGAACTACGGTTTGTTTGTTACTGGTGATCAAGCTCAACTTGTAGATGGACAAGATGTAGGTACTATAAGCTGGCTAGAAATGTTCGAAGTATACCCAGGCACCTACCAAGCCGGATCGAGCAGGGTTTTTTTACAGTCAGAAGAAACTTCAAATTACATCGTCGGAACTATTGAGATAGACCCGTTTGATTATACAAAGATCAACATTGCTTGGGACACCGACACTATTCCTGAAGATACTATCATCGAAGGCAAAACTGGCATAAACTATATCATTGACCCGCAACGATTTGACCCTAACGATGTTAAAGCAGTTGGAATCCGTCTTTTACTGCTTGACGATATTGGTAACGAAGACAACACAGATGGCGCAGACGCTTGGAAAAATGCAAACGGTACCGACTTTGTTGCAAGCGAAAACGACATTGTAGAATGGAGGTTGGACAGTCTTGACGGAACACATAAATGGTTCGTGGTCTTTGACGCGTCGACCACAGACGACGTCGTCTATACAACTAACTTAAACACAGGGTTTCAATATAAGTGGACAGGCGACTATTGGATCAAGAGTTACGAAGGCGAATACTCTAATGGCGCGTGGCGGTTAGACCTCTTTAGCTAACTACTAATATGAACCAAATAGTTTGCAGTGGTGCTCTGTTTTACGCACTTGACACAAAACGATTTTTGTTTGTCCATCGTACCCAGGGTCGTCATAAAAACCAATGGGGGCTCGTTGGTGGAACTAACGAAGGTATAGAAACTCCGTGGCAAGGCTTACAGAGAGAAATACAAGAAGAAATAGGCATTGTTGATATTGTAAAAACGATGCCCTTAGAATCGTTTATATCAAACGACGACCACTTTCAGTTCCATACATATCTGACACTAGTGAGTCACGAGTTTATCCCGCAGTTAAACCACGAGCATAACGGGTATGCCTGGGTTAGCTTCAGTAAATGGCCTAAGCCTCTACATCACGGTTTACGAAACACCCTTCAGAATAAAACCATTCAAGGAAAACTTCAAACAGTCCTGCAAGTAGTTAACTTACTCGACATTAGCTAAATGCAGGATTAAAAGACTCTAATTCTCAAACTTTGCTCGTGCAACGACGTTAACCTAACTTTGTTTGGTTCGGGGTGGTCCCACAGGTAGTCAGTGCCGTGAATGGCTCCTTGCTTTATTGCTTGAGCGTCGTAGTTTACTACTACTCCGTCGGACGTTGGGTCTGTTGCGTCAGACGCCCTTGTTAGTATTATTGCCAGGTCCAGTGTCTGAGTCAAGGCAAACTGGTCAGTGTCACCTAGTGCTTCTAGTTGTGTCTTGTTCATCTTGTTTACTGTACCGAATTTAACTGCCTCTTCGAGTGCGGAAAACTCGTTGTTTTCCGGAGCAGTAACCCAGTTAACGTCGCCGTAGCTTGCGCCTGTGTTATATTCCCAGGTTCCTGCATTATTACGAGCAATACTCCTAGAACCTAAACCGATGATTCTAATCATCCAAGTGTTACGGTTATCAGTCGATACGGCATATTCAATGTCGTCTATGGCGCCATTTTGTGTTGCTGTCATACTGTTAGTGTCGGTCCAGTACGTTGTGTCAATCTGTCCACCTGTGTTAGTAACAGCCGCTGCCGTTCCTATAACTTGTGTTGCGCCGGTGCCACTAAATCTAACACCGTCAGTCTGATCGGTTACCAATCTATACATTGACCAGTTGCCAGGTGTTGCTGTGCCGAAATCGTACGGCACTGATTCGACGAACTCGCCGTCGACAGTGGTTAGTACAGCAACCCCGTTAAGTGCTTCTATTGTTTTGCCTAGGTCGTTTACAGAAAGCGTATCAGAGCCTATAATAAACTTCTCACTAGTGATCCTTAGAAAACGAAAAATTGCTTGTGGTGAAAAGGCTAACACAAAGATGTAGCCTGCTGTTATGTCAAAGTGCAGGCCTCTTGGAGAAGACGTCACTGAACCCAAGCCAGTCGAAACTCCGCTGTAACTTGCTGTAGAAAGATCGAACTCTTCTGTTAGCGAGTACTGGAGTAACCGGGCGGCGGATGAATCAATAACATACATGTTATTACCGTTGGCGTCAAATGTCATCCCGTGTGCAAAAGTGGTTTCATCGTTTACGCTAAACGACGAACCAGAGTAGGTTGCTGTAGACAAGTCGAAGGCAGAGGTCAATATGTACTCAAAGACAGCGTTAGAAGACGCTAGTGCGTACAACCTGTTACCAGATGAACTGAAATAAATCGACCTCATACTTCCTTGCGCACTGACACTAAGGGTCTCAACGTCTTTACTAGCAGTAGAAATGTCGAATCCAGATGACAACGTATATTGATGAATAGTAGACACTTGGGCTATAAACATCTTTGTTCCTGTTGGATTAAAGAAGACGTCTTGTGGACCGCTAACAACATCAAGCAAGCTGTCGAGACTTGCAGTAGTTAAGTCAAACGGAGTTGATAACGTATACTGAGACACGTTGTTTGAAAGCTCTCCTACTACAAACATCTTTGTTCCTGCTGAATTAAAGAAAAGCTCTCGAGAGCGCTCCGTAGGTCCAACGTTAAAACTTACAGAGTCGTAAGATGTCAAGGGTGTAAAGTCGTATCCAGTCTCTAATAGAGACTGGTGTATTGCATCGTTATTGTTGCCGACTATATACATTTGTGTACCGTCTGGGTTAAAGGCGACACTTTGGGGGAGTGTATCTTGACTAGAAACATTGAACCCGGTGCTACTGTAGCTTGCTGTTGACAAGTCAAACCCTGGTGACAAAGAATACAGGTAAACTGTGTCACTTGACTCGCCTACTATAAACATCTTAGTGCCGTCTGAGTTAAAGGCTACTCCTGTAACAACAGTTTCCTGACTGCTAACGTTAAACGAAATACTATCGTAAGTTGCGGTAGACAAGTCAAACCCTAGTGACAAAGAGTACTGGTAAACTGAGTCACTCGAATCACCTACAATAAACATCTTGGTGCCGTCAGAGTT